ATTCACTGTTAGTTTATTTTAGTTGTATTTTTGGTCTTTTTGTTATAGAACAGTTGACACCAGCGATGAAAGACGTTGTGGATGGGACGGCGGAGTTAGGCGCGAGTGTTCCTTTGGCGTTTACCGACGCGCCCAATTTTTAAGGAGCAGGGAACCTAGGGCTGGTTACACTACCCTGCGACCCCTCCTATTAACCGATTATTTATATTTTTTTTAAGTCTCACCCGAAAATCGTAATGATATTTTTAACTTTATTTTGAAAATCACATTTTTTGGGATACCTGTGGAACTTGCTGCTGTGTCTATGGATTATAATGTATTTGAAGACCTAGGTCTACCGCGTTTAGGTCTTTATACATAACACCACAAGGTTGAGAAGTAATTGGATAGTGGACCGCTGTTGCCTGATTCGCAGAAGGTTCCATTATCCAACCGCGGCAAAATTCAAATGTGGGCGTTTTTTCCGAGGTTTCAGCAATCCACCCATATGTAGTTTCATTATTATGTTCTTGTATATAATCATCCATTACATACAAGAAGAACCGCAATGATTTACCTTTTTTTCCAATATAAAAGGATTGACCAAAACTTACAAATAGTCTCTCCTCATTTTCATTCCTACACGCAACGGAAATAGAATACGGGCGGTTGTTTATCTTTTTTTGCAACATTTTACTCAACTTTTGGAATTGTCGCGTTGATAACATTTTGAAAAAACTTTTGTCACTTGATTGTTTTAATAATATTTAAAAGTATTTAAAGAATCAATTTTTTTCATCGACCCGTCCAAACTTTTACAACTGGTATTTTTGTGGAGTTTTGCTTCTTGTATTCCTCATAAGTATAACCCCAAGGACAATAATGTGAGATACTTCCCAATAATGAAGGGAGACGATTCAATAAAGGAAATTCGAGTGCAAACAATATGCCCATTATTCTCTCTAAACAACAACGATCGGACCTGTTTTGAATTGTGGATATCATGTTGAATAAGTTGTATTTGTCTTGAAGTTTCGTTAAAAATGCGTGATGAATCATACTTTGAACGCCAAAACAACCCTTCCAATTTTGATTATTGAAAGATAATATTTCATATTTGTTTTTGTCATGTAACATTTGCTGAATAATATAATTATTTTTCATAACGCGAACAATTCTTAATGAGTTTTGTAAATTTTCTCTCTTTTCATTTTCAAAATGCCATAAAGGAAGAACTGGGAGATTAATTTTGTTAAAGTTTATTTTTTTTTGAATAAAGACACTATCGTGAATTATGATTGCTTTGTCAAAATAATGATTTTTATAAAAATAATAGTAAGGTAAAAGTTCGCCTCGTTTGGGAAACTCGGATTGAACGTATTCTACATTTTTATATTCGTATTCCTCTTTTAAAAACTGCGGGTCACTATTGTCATCAATCACTACTATTTTTGTTGTGGTGTATGGATAAAATCGGCGAATACAACGAATGCATTCATTCCAATATTTATTTGTGGTTTCGGAGTTGACATGTCTTGTTATAATAAAACCAAAGGTCATTGTTATATTATAAATATATTATTAGTGGATTCGGTGGGCATTTCTTACTTCAATTATGTTCTCTGTTACAACGCAAAAAATACGATTTAATCTCTTCTACAAAAAAAATTAAAAATAACCATTAAAATGTTGTTGCGCATTTTTGAGTGAGACTTAACTTTATAAAAGAGTATGGTTTACAGGAGGGGGTAGCAGGAGGGGTCGCAGGGTCGGAGGTAGCTGCGCGGTCCTGGGTTCCCTGCCCTAAAATGTCTCGACGAAAGAGGGAATTTCGTCAATGTTCATGAGTCTTGGCATATCTTGTTTGGCAACATCTTTTTTACTCATTTTGAATGCGGAAAACTCCTTTCGCTTCAACTGCGCTTCAGGGCGATGATTGTGAACACAACGAGCAATCATTTTATATAATTTAAAGTCTTCATATCTCTCGTCACCATTGTTTTTATATAAAATGTTGACGCCGTTATCATCTAAACACCATTCAACAATAATTCGGACAACGGGTTTACATTTTTCCAAATTCACAATATCATCCAAGTCATCTACTAAAAAGTCAAAAATGGAACAGGCCAAACGGCATAAATCAAAACTAAAATTGGGTTCTAACCGGGGTTTTTTCTCGTTAAAAAAAGGTTCGGAGTTATATTGACCCGAAGCGTCGCCACCTTTTTCAAAACTATCACTACAAAAAGTAGAACCATTATATTTATAAATCCCCCTTCCAAAATCGATAATTTTGAATATTCTTCCAAAGGTGGGAACTTTATAATAGGTTTTGTTATAACAATAGTATAAAAATTTTTGTTTTGTTTCAACATACATTACATTATTGGTGTGTAAATCGTTATGCGTGAGAGAAAACGCCTTTTGATAAGTAATTAATGTCATGATTATTTGCATTAGAGCGGACAGCCATTCCTCTTGTGACAAATCATTATTCAAAATTAAATTGTCAAAGGTGTCAACGCATTGTTCCATACAGATGACTTGTACGGGAAATTTGGGAAAGGTTGCGTATACGGTTTCTGGTTCGGATGGTTCAGAATATTCTTCATCACCATCTTCTTCATCTTCTTCTTCATCATCGCCATTTTCATCACAACTGTCTTCATCGCCATCTTCATCGTCATTAACATTGTTGTCGTCGTCATCATCCAACTCTCCTTCTTCGTCACCCAAAGATGTATGAGAACTTCGCGAAGAACACGTAGAAGACGACTTTAAACTCAAACGCATATTGGAGTTGTTTGTTTCTTCTACGTCCATATTGCTTGTAATATCTAATGGTTCTAACGCATTACTTGATTGCTCGGTGTCTTCTTCATTGCCGACTCCATCTACGAAGAGTCCTTCATAAAGGTCATCGCGAATAGAAGAAATAGACAAGTTTTTTGATTTTATGGAGTCGGAGTTGAGAATTGTCAAAGGAGGCAGATTTTTCATGGATGTGGTTGATGCGTCCAAGTCTGGGTGGTTCAATAAATGATCGTATTCTTCAACTTCAAATAACACATTTTTATTTTTATTGAAAAAATCGGACTTGCATAAATAATCTAAATCATCTGCCACGTTAAGTTTAAAGTTATTTTTAATTCCCAAAAAAGAACCATAATAATCTACACCGTGAAAAAATCCGTAATTTTGTAATAAGGAAGAAGATAGAAACGAAAAAAAACCGTCAATGTACGCCGAGTTGTTTTCATTCAAAGATTTAGGATGTACGTCGGTTTCTTTTGAGGTGAACGATGGAAGAGTAAAAATTTTCTCATCGTTCATGTCGTATTTTCCAATTAAAAACTTGAAGGGGTCAATGAGTGGGGCTAGTTTAAAAAATACAGGTTTTTCCATAATTAATTCAGTGTCGGTTCTACTTTTAATAATGCATGTATGTTTGTTGTCATTGTTTGGCGATGACTCGCGAACTCCGGCAATGTAAAAACGGTGATTCAAATTGACTGCGTTATAATTTGTCTCATTTAAAGAAAAAAAACGGTTATATATGGGTATGTAGTTTTGTATAGTAGAGAAAGAAATAGTTGGGTCATTCAACAATTGTTTGAAAAACTCTTGGTTTTTACGTTTGTGGTAATTTACTCTAAATTCCATTTTGTATTTTAGTGATTTCAAATATAAATAATACTAAATTTTAACTTATTTAGAAGGGTGTTCGACTTTTGAATAGGGTGTTCGACTTTTGAATATGTCTTCCCTAAAAGTCGTTGTCTTTTAAAGGTCATTGCGTCGCGTTTGCGTATGATTTCTGCGTATAAAATCTATCTATAAAAATAAATGACATTAGAGTTGAAAAAATTTGACATGAAATCCATTAGTTTCAAACCAAATGAATCCAAAGGACCGGTGGTGGTTCTCATTGGAAGAAGAGACACCGGTAAAAGTTTTTTAGTGAGAGACTTGCTTTATTATCATCAAGATATTCCCATTGGAGTCGTCATATCTGGCACAGAAGAAGGTAATGGGTTTTACGGAAAATTGGTGCCGAAGTTGTTTATTCACAATGAATATAACACTGCTATTATAGAAAATATATTGAAGCGACAAAAGTCAGTGTTGAAGCAGATTAAAAAGGAGATAGAAGCGTTCAAGAAAAGTACAATTGACCCTCGCGCGTTTGTTATTTTGGATGATTGTTTATACGATTCGTCCTGGTCACGTGATAAGATGATGAGACTTTTATTTATGAACGGGAGACACTGGAAGATCATGTTAATCATCACAATGCAATTTCCTTTGGGCATTCCTCCCAACCTGAGAACCAATATAGATTATGTTTTTATTTTGCGAGAACCTTACATAGCCAATCGCAAACGAATTTATGAGAATTATGCGGGCATGTTTCCAACATTTGAGTCGTTCAGTCAAGTCATGGACCAGTGCACGGAAAATTATGAGTGTCTCGTCATCAATAACAACTCCAAGTCTAACAAATTATACGACCAGGTGTTTTGGTATAAGGCAGATAGTCACAATGACTTCAAGTTAGGCAGTAAAGAATTCTGGGAACTCTCAAAAGGTATCAACTCTGACGATGAAGACGAGAAATATGACCCCAGTAATGCGAAAAAACGCGGAGCGGGACCCAAAATCAAAGTTCAAAAGGAGGGAAAGTCAAAAGGTGAAGCAAAATGGTAAGAGTTTGTCGCTTTTTAATATAGAAAGCGAGTTTTAGGTAACAGAAACTCGCTTTTTAATATAAAAAGCGAGTTTTTGGGCAACAAATATGAATAAATATAAAAATAACCAAAATGGAAAAAACATTTTCAAAAAAATTGTTTCTTTATTTGAAGACAATTTAACATAACATATAACACAAAACAACGCATGGGAGAGTTTGTACACAGTTTAGACGAGTTATCGCACTTGACAACTAAAAAGTGTCGTTTAACAACTCATCTTACAAAAAATTATAAGGAAAACATACATTACATTGTTAAAAAGGATGAATTGAAAAATGTTAAAAAACACGGAGGTCAAAATAAAATAGATTATCTTCTTACAAAAGACGCATTTGAGTTATTAAAAAACTCTTATAATTTGAGAAATAGATATATTGTAAACTTGTCAGAAAACGCAACACATGTGAACGCATTTGCGATGTGTATTGAAAACCAAACTATAGGTTTCATTCAAAACGCTTATAGTAAATTGTTTAATGTAAAACGACAGTTTATTATTGGAAAGTATAGAGTTGATTTATATTTTATAGATTATAAGTTAGTAATTGAATGCGACGAAAACAACCATGTAGATAGAGACGCAACGCGAGAAAAAACGAGGGAAGAATACTTGTTATCATTGGGAAATCAAATTATTAGATACAACCCGAACGATAAGTTATTTGATTTGTCAAACGTTTTAAGTGACATAAACGCCGTTTTATTTTCAGAAAAAAAATGAGGTCGCTTTATATTTTTAAAAATCCCTAAGTTTCTTTCTCATCCATTATTTTCAACAATGTGTCAAAAAATGCATCAGTATAATCGTTGTGTTGAAATGCTGTATCGTGTCCTCCATCCACGTACACCACTTGATTAAACTTTTCTAATATAGACAATGGAATTGTCGTGGAGTCTTCTTCTTTTGAATAAATAATAAAAAGAAGAGGGTACTCATTCAACGTTTTTATAAGAATCGGTTCTTCCAAGAAAAATCCATATTTTTTTTTATAAATTTGATGAATTTGTTTTAAATTTACCCAACTACAATTGAATTTAACGCTATTATAAACAAAATAAGTCGGAAGAGTTAAATATTTCATAAAATTCCATTTTAAATATTTTTTATGTAACTGTTGAGGAACTAAAAAAGGAGCAATCAATATAATTTTGGTTTTCGTTTTTTCATAAAAAAATGGATTTAACTGTAAATACTTGGTGAATAAACACCCTCCCATAGAGTGCGCCAAAATTAAATTGTAAGTGTACGTGTTAATATGAGAACACAGTTTTTCAAAGACATTTTTAATGTGTTCATTTGTTCCGTAATTGAAAAAAACAATGTCATGTTTTATGTTTTTTTCAAAATTTTTATATTTGTCTGGACTATTCTTATTGTTTAAATCTGTATCAAAACCACGAATAAACAAAATTTTCATATTGTATTATTTAAATACTTTTTTAGTAACAAAATTTTTGATTACAACAAATAACTATCAATAATACTTAATATTTCACATGGTAATTTATTATTGTCGCCAATAATATCGTCCAATGTTATTGTGTGAGTTATCCAATTCAATGGCATGGAATACCTGAATGATTTGTCTATCTGACACCCCAAATCCGCATATTGAGTTACAACAAGAGTTCTGTTTTTTATGATTTCAATAAAGTTGGCGCGAAACATTTTTGTTTGATTGTTTTTATTTTTTGTGAAATAAAAACAACGATCTCCACTTCGCAATTTTGTTGTTATTTCTTTGTTCATTTTAGGGGGAACCCCCGGACTGCGTTGCTGACCCTTGCCCCCTCCCCGCCCTTCGGGGAATTCTAATTCCTTACCTTTTCCCATCATAAGATTTCTTGATGAAAAACTGTTATCATTTTCCTGGGTTCCAGGTGGATAATACTGATTCATTTTTATAAATTTACATTAAAATAAACGTAAATGTATAAAATCAATTTTTTGTTGTAGGTGTGGTTTTATGTTTTGTGGGTAAAATAAATTACAAGGTCTTAATTAGTATAATCTGGTCCTCCGCG